CCGCGTTGCGCGTCCCGTCCGCATCACGCCCGGTGGGTCGGACGACCGTGAAATATCCCCGGTCGTTCTCTTTCGGCTTCGTGGCCTTTATGGACTCCGCCATGGCCCCGGTCGCACGCTTCGCCCTCTTTTTCATGGACGTTACAAGGATAGGTGACGCTTCAGAAAGCATCTCCTCGCAGAGTTTCCCGGGATCTGACAGGCCAAGGACCTCTTTTACAAAGTCCTGCGGCATGTTCACGTCAAAATCCGCCATAGGTCAGGTCACCTCCTTTGCCAGGATGGTCAGCATCCCGGAGCGTTTGTCTCCGAGGACGGATTCGATATCAAAGATCCTTCCGTTATGGACGATGCGCATGTCGTCACGCACGCCGTCTGTATAACGGATGTAGATCTTATACGTGGCCTCCGTCGTTTCGCGGTCGGAACTGAAGTATTCCTTTGCGCTAACAGGGACGATATCCGCCCAGCGCGTCTGCCACGTTTCCCATTCCTTTCTGACAAATCCGTCCTCATCCTGCCCGGATATAAATGTCTGCAGTTCTATCCGGTACCGCATCCTTCCGACTTTCATATCAGAACACTTCCCTTCTGACGCCAAGGAGAAGGGAGCGCAAGGTCCTGGCAAGCTCACGGTGATCCGCCTCCTCACGGTGTTCGTACAGATACGTCACCGTATAAAGGATCGCGGTCTTCATGATCTCGCCCGGAACTCCGCTCCCGTTGTCCCTTGCGATGTCAGCGCAGTATTCCTGTGCCGAAGAGATCAGTTCCAGAACGAGGGCATCCTCGTCATTCCCGTCAAGGTGCAGGTACGTCTTCGCCAGTTCAAGCGATACAGGCATGCCCTCACCTCCTTATCAGGACAGGATCTTTACTGCCTCGGGGAGGATGATCTTGCCGTCTACCCTCTGGCTTGCGAGGAAACCGACCTGCCCGGTCGCGGCGAAGAGCTCGTTCAGTCTCTTGAAGGAACGGCCCTGTCTGTCCGCGATCCAGTAGTAGGAATAATCGCCGAACGCGATGCAGCCCTGCTCGTCTCCCAGTTCCGGAGCGTAAGCAGAGGTTACGACCTCGCAGTTTAAGATCTTGTCAGGCACGCCCGCCTGGACGGACGGCTGCCAGATATAGTTATCGTTCTTATCCTTCAGTTTCCGGATCGCCTTTACCGTGGAATCGTTCATAATGAACTTCGCCTTCGTGCGGTACGGACGCCGCAGGGCATGATAAAGGTCCATCATGTCGTCGAAGGTGATCTTCCCTGCCGCCGCGGGAGCGACCCGCTCGATGGCGGTCGAGGTATTGAACAGGCCGACCGGCTTGCCCGTACCGTCACCGACAAGGAACGCCTCCTCTTCCTTCGCGCCGATACGTCTGCCGAACTCGGTCGCGATATAACTTTCAAGATTGAAAGCAGAATCGTTCAGAAGCTCGTCCGAGATCTTGATCATGGTCGCAAGCTTATACGCGCTGATCGATACCTGTCCGAAGGTCTCGTCGGATTCCGGATATGCCTGTTCCTCATCGATCCAGGCTGCCGTACCGTGTCCTGTCACCACCGGGATCTTGCGGTCGCCGCTTGAAGTGGTGATCCTTGTCGCAAGACGGCGGAAGACGTTCTCCTCCTCAAGCGCCTGAACGAGTTTATGCTCGAACTCGTCCGGGACAAGATAACCGCCCTCAGAGTCCGTGCCTTCCTGCAGGGCATTCTGTACGGACACGTAGTTCTTTTTACGCATGGCGTTCCAGAACTCGCGCTTATACAGATCGCTTGCGCGGCCGGTCTTTTCCTCCTCCGCGTGAACGGCTTTCCCGGGCTTGTTCATGATCGGCTCGGACGTCGGCTTTGCCAGCTCCATATCGAGAGCCGCCTGACGTTCCAGTCTTTCGATCTCCTTACCAAGGGATACGACGTCGTTTTCCATCTTTTCGTAGGTGGCGGCATCCTCCGCAGAGATGGTACCGTCCTCCCTGCGTCTGCTCTCAAGCAGTGTCTTCGCCGCCTCCCATACCTTCGCTCTTTTCTCCTTCAGTGCCAGAATCTGATTCATGATATTTACCTCCGTTTAATGCTGTAAAAGATGCAGTCTCTTCTCAAACTGGTCTGCGGGTAACGTTTTCTCTTCCTGCTTCTTCGGAATAAGCTGCGAGAGCAGGGAGTTGGTCACGCCGGAGCGTGAAAAAAGAACAGCCTTCATAGAGAGCTGTTCTTCCATATCGGGTACGGTCTCTTTATCGCCATCGAACATGATCCGGTCGGCAAACCCGAGTTCCACGGCTTTCTTTGCGTTGAACCATGTTTCCGCGTCCATCATGTGCGAAAGCCTCTGCCTCGAAAGGCCGGTCTTGATCTCATAGGCGTTAAGGATCGACTGCTTGACTTCCGAGAGCATATCCTTTGCCCTCTCCATCTCCGCCGAATCCCCGATCGCCACCGTGATCGGATTGTGGATCATCATCATGGCGACGGGCGATACCAGCACCTCCGTACCCGCCATCGCGATGACGGACGCCGCTGATGCCGCAAGCGAGTCGATCTTGACGGTCACGTCATGCGGATAATCCATGAGCATGTTGTAGATCTGCGCGGCGGCGAACACATCCCCGCCGGGCGAGTTGATCCAGACCGTGATATCGCCGTCCCCGGACATCAGTTCGTCCTTGAAGACGGCAGGCGTTACTTCATCGCCGTACCAGGTCTCATCTGATATTTCCCCATTCAAAAAGAGGGTCCTTTTGCCCTCTTCCGAACCGGTCCAGTTCCAGAACCTTTTCATTACGTTCTCTCCTTCCTTCTGTTTTCCTGTGTATTGGGCGCAGCGCTCTCCTTGCCTGTCTGTCCGGCAAACACTCCCGCGTCTTTCAGCTTGGTCATGTTGCCGTTCACAAGGTACAGATCCCCGCCTTCCTCTTCCGGTATCAGGTTCATGTTTTCCAGGCGCCTGATGTCGTTCGGAGAAAGGAATCCGTTCTGAAGTCCTATGGAATACCCCTTCATCCGGCTTTCGTAATCACCGCGAAGAAGGCCGTCCAGGTTGAACCGGATCGCAAGCTGCTGCTTTTCCTCCGGTAAAAGAAGGGACTTCTGCAGAGCCTGCTCCCACCGGATCACCCAGGGCTCCAGCGTATATTTCACGAACGCCAGGGACTGCTGCTCTATGTTGTTGAAGCTCGACTTGTCCAGATCGCCGATAAGGTGGGGAGGTATCCGGTACAGCCTCGCGATCTCGTTAAGCTGGAACTTCCTCGTTTCCAGGAACTGCGCCTCTTCCGGCGGGATCCCGATCTGCTGATACTTCATGCCCTCCTCAAGGACGGCGACCTTGTTGGCGTTCCTCGGCCCCTGGTAGATCTTGTTCCAGGATTCCCGCACCTTCGCCGGGTCTTTTAAGACCCCCGGATGCTCAAGCACGCCTCCGGGATTCGCGCCGTTCGCAAAAAACGACGCTCCGTATTCCTCACACGCAAGCGTCATTCCCACAGCGTTCTTCGCCATAGCGATCGGCGAGTATCCGATCAGGCCGTCAAAGCCAAGCCCCGGTATATGCAGCACGTCCTCTTTGGCAAGGACATACTCCCCGGATTCCTTAAAGTTCGGATTTTCCCCGTTGTCCCGTCTGTAGATGTAGTAGAGTTCTCCCCCATCCGTCCTGTCGACTTCCATCTTGTTCGGAAGAAGCGGGTAAAGCCCTACGACCGCTCCTTTCCCGTCCCGGATGATCTGCGCATAGGCGTTGCCCCAGATGAGCAGATGAGACATGAGAGTCTCGCGGAACACGAAAGAGGTCATCTCCGGGTTCGGCTCGTCATGCAGCAGATAAAAGAGCGGATTATCATAGTCCAGCTCCTTGCCCCTGTCCGTATAGCGGTACAGATGCAAAGGGAGAGACGCCACCGACTCGGCGAGGATACGCACACAGGCATAGACCGCAGTAGTCTGGATCGCCGTCTGTTCATTCACCCTCTTCCCGGATGAGCTCTTACCGAACATGAAGGAATAGCTGCTCCCGTAGTTGGCGCTGTCTTTCGGTTTGTCCCTCGCTTTGCCGATGCCGAAGAATTCCTTAAATCCCATGTGATGACCTCCGTTTCTTTTCATGAAAAAAGCGCCTGATGCGGCGCTTATGAAAAAAATATTTCAAATATGATTTTTATGATCCTAAAAGGCCAGGATGCCTCTTTCGTCGTATACGCTCCCGGAATCCCCTTCATGGCGGATACAGCGGTCGAGCGCCATAATCAGCGCAACGATGCCGTCGATTTTCTCCGTACTCTTATCCTTATCCGGCTTAATGTTCCCGGCCGGGTCCTGATGCATCACCACGTTGCCGGCCATCCACTTAAGGACGGGATTGCCGCCGTGAATGATGTTGCCCTCCATCAGGAGCTTATATAGTTCCTTCGAAGGCGGCGACATATCCTTGTACCCCTGTCCGAACGGGACCACGGTAAAACCCATGCCCCCAAGGTTCTGCGTCATCTGCGTAGCGCCCCACCTGTCAAAGGCGATCTCGAGGATGTGGTATTTCTTTCCCAGCTCCTCGATGAACTGCTCGATGTAGCCGTAGTGGATCACGTTTCCCTCAGTCGTGTTCACATACCCCTGCCGTTCCCAGACATCATACGGAACATGATCCCTCCTGCAGCGCACGTCCAGAGTATCTTCCGGCAGCCAGAAAAACGGCAGTACCGTGTACTTTTCCTCCCCCGCATCCGGTGGGAACACAAGCACGAACGCCGTGATATCCGTCGTGCTCGAAAGGTCAAGCCCCGCATAGCACGCCCTCCCCCGGAGCCGCTCCATATCGACCGGGATATTTCCCCGGTCATAGATGTGCTCCGGTATCCACACCACAGACGCATTCGTCCAGATGTTAAGGCGCAGCTGCTTGAATACGTTCTCCTCCGCGGGATTCTCCAGGGCGTTCTGATACGCCTCCCGCACACGGTCGATCCCGATCGTATAGTCAAGGGAGGGATTCGCCTTATACCAGTTCTTTTCATCCCGCCAGTCGTCCTCATCGGACAGCCCGTAAACGACCGGGTAAAACGAAGGATCTCTCTTTTTTCCGTTTATGATGTCGAGCGCCTTTGAATGCAGCTCATAGCAGATGCTGTTCTTATCCGTCCCCGCTGTCGTGATCATAAAAAACAGCGGCTGTTCCCTGGCGTCACCCGAGCCTTTGGTCAGTACATCATAAAGCTGCCGGTTCGGCTGGCTGTGAATTTCGTCAAACACGAGGCCGGACACGTTTAGACCATGTTTGGTCCCTGTCTCCGCAGAAAGCACCTGGTAGAATCCGTTATTTGTATAGTTCACGACCCGCTTTGTGGCCGCCATGATCTTCGACCGCTTGTAAAGCGCCGGACACATGGACACCATCTGTTTTGCCACGTCAAAGACGATGGACGCCTGGTTCCTGTCGCAGGCCGCCCCGTACACTTCCGCTGACGGCTCGTTATCGGCGTACAGAAGGTAAAGCGCGATCGCCGCGGCAAGCTCCGACTTTCCGTTCTTCTTCGGGATCTCCACATAGGCTGTAAGGAACTGCCTCTTGCCGTCCTCTTTTACGATACCGAAGAGGTCCCGGACGATCTTTTCCTGCCATGGAAGAAGGATGAACTTCTCTCCCGCCCATCTGCCTTTCGTATGACAGAGGTTCTGGATGAAGGTGACCGCACGGTCAGCCTTTTCCTTATCGTAGTGCGATGTCTCAAGCATGAAAGGTGAAGGTTCATATTCAGCCGGCATTTCTTCCACCTCCAAGCAGCATTTCCATCTCGTCTGTGGTATCCGCCGTTCCTTCCCCGGCAGCGATCCGGCTCCTTGCGGACGGCGTAAGACCGAACTGCTCCGCAAACTTCAGCATGATCTTCTGGTTCGTCTGCGCGATGGAGACCTGCGGGACCTGCTGCAGATAGCCGTTCGGCGTCCGGACCATGTCCCCGTGCTGCGTGATGAACTCTTCTGCCGCCTTCCATCTGGCATACGCCTGACAGTATCCGGCAAAGGCTGTCATATCCATCTCGGTCAGAAGCCCCATCGGTCCTAAGATCTTCACCATCCGTCTCCATTCCTTTTTTGCCTCGTCTTCAAGCCAGGACGGACACTTGGGCGTCTTTTTCTCCGGGACGGGCTCATGCATATTCAGTTTTCGTTTTCCCGGATTGCCCTCAAGCACCTTCAGCGCCGTGGGCTTGGGCTTTCTTCCCCTCGTTGCCATATCTGCCTTTCCCGGACGCTTACCTGTGCTTGAGCAGAAGCGCCCCCTGTATCTTAGTAAATGCTTTGTTCTCTGTTCCGCTTGTACGGTATCCGACGCGGAGTTTCCTCTGCTGCTCCATCGAGAACTGGTACATAGGAAATGAGTCCACCCTTGTGGTCCCATTGAATATTTCCCATTTGACGATCCCGACGATCGCCCAGTCGACA